GCTTGAGTGGGTTTTGTTTAATTTATTTAATGTATTTTTTCTTTAATTGCTCATAACAAGCTAAATAAACCTTACTGCCAAATTCATTAGACGCTTTATCTTGAAATGATTTAGTTGAGTAAGCTGGTTCTTTAAACGCTTCAACAATCAAACCATCTACTAACGCATCGCCTTTTGAAACGGTCATCATGTCATTGACTGCAACACCAGCTTGTCTTGCTGACATAACCTGTGTTGCTAACGCTTGATGTACTTCGCATTGTTTTTTAATTTCATCTAGGTTTTTTGAATGAGCATACAACGGCAATATTGCTAATATTGAAACAAATATTTTTCTCATGACGATTACTCAGTGAATGTGAGCAATCATCATAAAACAATTATCTAGCCTTTTGCAACTTCTTAACTTCATCAAGTGCGATTGCATCAATCTCAAAGATGATATCGTCAAGCAGCCACCTTGACATATTCACGCTACGCACCTGCAAAACGGCTGTGATATCGCTTGTTGATATCGGCAACGGCTGTCCTTCGCTGTATCGCCTTTCACGGCAAGCAAGCACAAATATGGTAATGATACTATCAAGCAGCGCATCGCCTTCAATCCCTTGCGGTAAGGCAATCCCTAGTTTCTCATAGATTGCCTTGCGCTTTTCGGTTAGCCCTACGGCTTGCGTTTGCCACCTGTAGTATTCAACGGCTTTTTTTTAGCGTCCTCTGTGCTGTCAGAGAACTCTTTTATCATGCTCGTTACGGTTTCAAATAGCTGTGTCAAGAACTTTTCTAAACCGCTTGAGATGTTTTCACAAACAAGCAATAAGTTATCACCGTTTGGCTGAACCGCCACGCCATTTACATCAACATTCCAATCGCTGACAAGGTATTCACCGATTACCATAATCAAGGCTTCATAGCCTGTGATATCTGATTGATTTTCACGTTTGAAGCTGTCTTTTGTGGTTTTGGTAGTTAATAGTTGCTGCGCTTTGGCAAATGCACTGTTAAACGCTGGGTCATGCTTTACGACAAGCGTTAACTCTAAGCCGCTATCGTGTTTGATAGTACGCACCACTTCACCGATGCGTACTGGTTTTTTTAGACTCTCTAAACTAAATCCCATTATCTACCCCTTATGCTTTGTGTTTTTCAAGCACTGGCGATACGTTCACCACTGTGTAATTAACATCAATGGTCGCTAAGTCTGTACCGCTTGGGCTTGGGATATCGCCTGTGACCTGTACCTGTGGCAATTTAATCACATATTTTTGCGTAGCTGAGTAATTGATTGGCACTTCAAGTGCAACGGTAGCACCTGTCAACTGATTGACAACTAAGTCATGTGATGCCACGCCATACGCCAACGTCATCGAGCCATCAATATTGGCAAGCATGGCTAAGATATTGCCGCCGTATAGATTATCGCCTAAGCATTTTTGGATTTCAGCTTGATTGTCAATCTTAAAGCTAAATGACTCAACACAAATGCCGATATCTGCACCGTCTTTTAAGATTGTGCCGATAGATAAGCCGCTTGCCGCTTTGCCTTGCGCTACTGACGCAGGGGACTTGGCAAATGACAAGGTTTTACTGTGCTGATAGCCTTGACCCATGATGCCAAACGTGACTTTTACAAGGTCATCGGTTGTGATGTTGATTTCGAGCGAGTTAACGACACAACCAGCAAACAAGTGATTGACATTCACATCGGTAAAATCTTTTGTGATTGCAAAAATCTTTTTGATATTACCAACAACTAGCGTGTCGGGTGTGCCTGTATTAACAATCCAGTTGTTAAAAAATGCAGCCGCTAGTAATTTGTCATAAGTGCCATATTGTAATTCTGCTTCAATGTCGCCACTGATTGAGCCGCCTGTTACCATACCAGCCGCAGCGATGCGCCCACCGCTTAACATCTCGCTATTGGTCAAATCATTGGCTACAGTTAAGCCGTTGGTGATGTTTGGCAGGATAGTCCAGCCGGTTGTAGGTATTACTTTTGGGTCTGTTTGCTCTACGATAGAGGTAATAACGCGTGCGCCTGAACTCATAACGACTCCTTTTTAGGCATAAAAAAAGCCGCTACAGTGGCGGCATGGGTTAAAAATTTGGTTAGTTGTATCTATAAGGCAGAGATACGTTGTACTGATAGAATTTGGTGTTTGGGTCAAATCCTGCATCAATAATGCTAGGCGTTAATAACTCTAACTTGTCGGCTTTGTAGTAGGCTAAATGATTGGCTAAGGCATCAGCAAAGCGTTTTAGATTGCCTGTGCCTTGACCTTCTCTATCGAAACACTGCACGATGACATTGCCAACTTCTCGGCTGCATGGCTTATCACTCATGCCACTCATAAAATTAATACCGCCTAAGACGGTAGGGCGAATCCATATCCCTGTTGTTGGGATAGTAAAGTTTTGATTAAGCCATGCGACACGCTTTAAGTCCAAGTTAGGCAAAGCCAATAATCGAGCGTTAATCAGCTTTTCAATTTCGATACTGTGCATTATGAGAAACTCGCTAAGGCTGAATTAAGGGCATTTTGATATACGCCGCTAGGTGCTTGCCCACTCCACCCATTTTCTAACCTTTCAGCATAAGGCAGATTGTTGGCAATACTCATGGTAGGCAGTCCGCTAGGTGGTGATACAAAACCAGTGCCAGTGATTGACGCGCTAGGCTGTCCTACACTCATACAATGCGAACTTCTATATCTTCCTGTCAAAACTGGGCTTAGTAAGTTGACATTGTTGTAAAGCGTAAACCAAAACGCCCGATACTTGTGGTCTAATTCCTGTTCGATATCATCGGCTAATTGCTCAAAAGGTACGGTAATATTAATCGGCATATCACACCTTCCTTAACTGTATCACATAGTTTACTAACGATGAATTATAAGCCACGCTAACTACTTGACACTCTTGGTTGTCTGCGCCATTGATAGGAAAGCCATGCGGTATAATAATATCGTCAACTGTTGGGATAATGCTTGTTTCATCTTGCAGACACAAAAGGCTAATATCACCTTGTAAAATCGTTTCGTTATCAACTTCGTCTGTGTAGATTTTAAAAAATCCACGACCATTGTAAGTTTTGATGGTTGAGTTGCTGCCAACTGTATTAGTTAATATATCCTCAATAGATGGTTCGCCCTGTATTACTCTTTTACCTGTAAAAGGCTTCACAGCATCGGCTAAGTCTGTATCAAATGCGTCTTTGATATCTGCGGTTATTTCATCACGGAGTCCCATTGTTATGCTCTCTCAACTCTAGCCTGTCGATAGCCTTTGGTTTTAACTAGATATTTGGCTAACAATAGCAATGCTTGTTGCTCGGCTTGTGATATCGGCTCGCCATCAGTGCCACTTGCATAGGTTTTGCTTGATGATACATCACCCGCTTTAACCGACTTGCTAACTACTACGCCCTCAGTGCGCCCTTGATACATTTCGCCTTTAGCGATTGACTGAGCGACCAAGGCCCCAGCCATCAGCACGTCAGGCGGTGCAACTTCAAAAGGTGGCAAGCGTTTTTCTGCTAACCACGCATTAGCAAGCATCACCGATAAGTTTGCATCACCATTAGCTGCCCAATTTGCGTCATTAAGGCTCGCTGTGACTGTTTCAATGGATAGATAACTCATTGGTCATACTCCTAAGTAAAAAGGCTGTAACGAGTTGCTACAGCCTTTGGTGATGGTTTAGTGTTACGCCTTCGCGCCGTTACCTGTTTCTGATTTAGTGCCAGCCACTGGCTCGGTCATCTTAGGGTCGGTGATAGAATAATCTTTGCCAGACTTTGCAGGGTCAATAACCTGACCGTTTGCTAAAGTTGACAACGATTCGTCAAAGTATGGTCGCTCTGATGGATATGTGTAGTTATAAGCGGGTTTAACCGCATCTTTAGGTAGTCCCATGATTTATCCCCTTATAGGTTAGTTACTAAAAAGCGAATGGCTAGATTATCTGCGCTTGCATCTAAACGCCAGTTAGCCGCTTTGGTTAAGTCTTCCCAACTTGCTGAGATGGCTTCATTCTTTGTACCACCTTTCAAAGTTGCTGGGTCAGCTACGAATGAAAAACCTTGCGGATGGATTAATAAATCTCTGCGTGTCCAAAGCGTAGTGTGTCCGCTACCATTACCTGTTGCGGCTGTGCGCTCGATTTCAAGGTCATCATTACCTGCGACCATATCAGCAGCGATAGCACCTGCACCGATGATGTAGGATACATACTGAGCGTTTGCACCTGTACCGATGACAGTACCACGTTTTGACTGCACTACGCGGCGACCATTGTAAGTTTCAACTGGTGGCAAATCAGCCGAAGTAGTTACTTTTTCGACTAGGTTTTGCTTACGCATTTTAGTGGCAATCAGTGGATGCACGATTAGCAAGCCAGTACCTTGATAGGCTTCTTCTAGCGTACCTTCAGCGTCAATAAAGGCATTGACATCAAAGCCACTTGCAGCGGTTGCAGTAGCTTTTGAAATATCGGTAGTTAGTGCCTTGCCGTTGGCTTGGTCATAGTTGCGAATACCGATTAGCGTTGCAATAGCGCGGTTTTCAGCTTGACCAATCCAAAACTGGTCTAACATACCTGCAATCGCTTGCAGTGGCGATACGCCTGTTAGATGCGCCTGTAAACGTGATTCTAAAAAGCCTTCGTTGACGTATGCAGCGCGACCTTGACTAGAATAACCTTCGATACCGCGAGGCATAGCCAAATCAGTAAACACCGTGTTGCCATAGTTAGGCTCTAAATCGCTATCAATCGGATTGATAAACGGCACAGTGAAAGTTTGTGAGCCGCTAGTCAATAATTGACGTAATCGCGCATCTGATACAAACGCACCTGACTGCCAAAACTTAGTTTTTTTGATAGGGTTGTTCACCATGTAACTTAACGTCACATTGCGGTTAAATACTTGGCGTAAATCAGCCATAAATTACTCCTTTTGAGCAAATAATTGATTGAATAAATTTGGGTTGGTGGTTGCAAGCTCGATACGCTCAGATTCGGTGTAATCGCTTGCTTGTTTAGTGCCTTGTGTGCCTTGACCTGTTGCCCCTACGCCGCTTGCTTTAGTGCCAGTAATGAGTGAGTCAAACTTGCCGCTTGTGCTGATTTCGTTTTTCAAATCTGCGATAGACGCAATGGTTAAATTGCCTGTGCCGTCAGTCACTTTGATTTGTCCGTTTTCAGCCGTCAGCCGTTTTTCAATGAGCATCTGTAAGATTTCTTGATTGTGTTCGTTATCGCTTAAACTAGACGCTAGTTTTAACGCTTCAGACTTTACTAAGTCACTATCGCGCTGCTTATCACGCTCTACAATCTCGGCTTCAAGCTTGGCAATCTTGTCTTGATACTGTTTCTCAAGGGTATCAAAATCGCCTTTCTTTCGTGCCTGTTCTTGTGCTAGTGCATCTTTTTCGGCTTGCGCTTCACGCTGTTTTTGCTGCTCGGCTTTCTTTTCAGCTAACAGTGTTTCGCTATGCTTACGCAGTTTCTCAACTTCATCTTGCAATGCTTGGTATTGCTCAGGTGTGATGGCTTGCTGGGTTGTGTCGGTTACTGGTGCGTCAGTAGGTTGGGTTTGGTCAGACATGGGTTACTACCTCATTTATTGGCTACTAGCCGTTAGTTTGTGCAATCACGGATTGCGGTTAAAAGTTTGTGTTGTCTGCAAATTGCATGGTTATTCGCCTTTAGCATCTGCAAGCCTTGCACCTAAGACACGCTTATATTCTGCCATGTGCATTTTTTGCTCTTGCATTTGTTCCCATTGCCATGCTGTCACAAATTCGGGTTTTTTCTGATTTAGAAATGCGCTTAACTTTTCTAAACGGTCTGATAGTTCGGTGTGTTCGACTTCCAAACGTGAGATATAATCGCTCATTTTTTTCTGCCTTTAGTTTTTCGGTTGTTTCGTGGGTTATGTGGGATAAAGTGCCAAAATGCCGCTAAATCATGTAAATGCCATGTCATAAATTCCACCCATTAAAAAAGCCCTAGCGGTTAGGCTAAGGCTCTTTGTGTTTAATTGTGGCGAATTCGCCATATTTGGATTTGGTTTAATCTTTTAACTTAAAATATTGTGATAAGTGCTTGCTCTCATTGCCATTGTCATCCTTAAGCCATAAAAGCCCAAGTTTTCCTGCATAGGTTGTAATGACTTTGTACTCTTTCCCAACTGTGAAACCGCCATAATAAGGCACAACAACGCAAATTATAGTATCGCCACTTTTGTACTTTTTGCCACTCATAGCAAAACCCTCGTTAGTTTTTGCCATTATATCACAGTCCCGCCTTTTCAAACGCCGTTGGATTTTTCGCTCGCATCTCGTCAAGCGTCAACGGCTCAAAGTTTTTATTGAGATTAAGCCTTGCAAAGTCATCGGCTGATAAACCACCATCACGAAATAACGCGGCTCTTGTCTTGCCTAGCGCATCATCTTGAAAGGCTTTAGGCTGTGTTTTTAGCCACTCGTAATATGACTTGTTATCCGTTACGCCTTCATAGCTTGCCCGCTTGTCTGTGTTGCCTTTGCCCCTGTATTTTGGGTCTAGGACAAGGATAAAGGTTGAGCGACAATTAATGTGAAACGGTGGTCTGCGCCCTTCGCCTACTTTGAATATCCTATGGTCCATGGAACGACAGATAACGCTGACTTTGTTGTCCATCGTGGCTATAATCTGCTCACCGATGACAATATCGCTATTTTGCTTGGCAATCTCAAGCCTTGCATCATTAGCGACCTGTTGTACGCCTGTGCGTACAATCGCCTCAGCGTTGCGCGTGGTGGTCTGTAAGATGCCGTCTTTAAACTTGTTTGCCCTGGTGCCGCGTATCTGCTGAACGAGTTGCTGATTGGTTTTGCCTTCAAAATGCCCCATTCTTACGGCTTGCTTAATACGTTTGACCTCGTTGTTGTTTAGGTCTTTGATTAAGTCATCTAGCGGTATGCCTGTATTGCCTGTCAATGGCAGTGGTTTTGCCATTGCTACATAAGACAAGGCGGCTAAGTTGCTAGGCGTTGCAATCGCTGTGGCTGGCACTTCATACGCTTTAACGAGTGACTGCTTTTCAAACTCGTAGCAATCTGCAAATATCTCGCTTAGTTGCTCACGGTAATTGTCCGACCATACGCCTAGTGTTTTGGTTAGCTGCTTGTCTAGCGTATCAAGGTATTTATCAAGCTGTTTAGCGGTTAGGCTCTCAATGTCAAGCTGTCCGATTAGCTTATCAATCTGCTTGAGCGTCAACCCAAAATCATTCACCATTGATTGCTTTAGGCGTTCAAGATAGACGGCTCGCCTAAAGGTTTGGTCGATGTATTGTTTGTCGCTCATTCTACTGCTTCGTAAGTTTTAGCAAAAATATCAGGCTTGCATGGATAAAACTCACCATTAACACCCTTGATAATGTAGTCACCAACCTGTGCTTCCATAACCCCTTCAAGCGTAGGTATTTCAATAGAAACCCTACCTAAAGGGTTGCCGGCATCTGGCACTGTTTTAACTCGCATAGGCAATCGCACAAAGTCAAAAATCTCGTCATCGTTATATTCTACTCTTTCTGCAAACCTGCCTTGAGTTCTTGATAACTCAACAAATTGTATAGCTTCGACCACCACTGGTTTTTTACGATATTTCATTTATTATCCTTATCACTCAAAGCACTCATAACACTATCATTGCTATACGCTTCAATCTCGGCTTGTGCTTGCTCAACGTCTTCAACCGTTGCGATTTCATCTTCAACGAGTTTGTCGCGCATTTCTTTGAACGAGATAGCCCCACTCTGCCACTCTGCAATGAGTTGTTGGCGTTCTTGTGCTGTCATTTTGTTGGTTTGATAGTTGGTGTTTAAAGTCACCACACATTCGGGCTTATCGCCTGTGAATAGGCAGCAATAATTTAATGCCCTGCTAAATGCGTCTGATACGTTGTTAGCAATCGTGGATAATACGCTCGTATTTGTCGCATTGTCGCTATTAGCTTCGGTTGCTGTCTTATTCGTTGTGCTAGTATCGATTAACTTTGCACCTAACGCCACCATCTGCTTTTCTTTGTGGCTCATCGCTTCAAACAGTGCCATGTTTGCATTGGCTTGCAGTAATTCAGCATTTGAGCCTTCACCCAACAAGTGAGCTGTGCGACTGCCTAGCGTTATCGGATGACCTTGCGCCATGACCTCTTGACCTTGTGCGTTGACCGTTACGCCATCGTAGTAGTCACGCCAATCATCAGTTACGCCACTGACAAATAGTGTGGGCTGTCCTGCGATAAAGATTGACTCCTCATAGTCCGCGCTATTGCGATAATGGGCAATATTGACCTTTGCCAGGTCATACATTGGGCTGTCATCGACATCCGCGTCATTATTCTCACTACCGATAAAGGTAAAAGGAATTTCTGTAAATGCCTTGCCGTTTGATTGCCTAATTGCGCTAACTTCGCCAAACACCCATGCGCCATCTTTTTGCTGCACGATTTGGCTTGTTGCCACACCATCAGTTAGACGCAATACAATGAGCTGCTCGGCTGTTTTTAAGCTAAAGCCGTCATCTTCGGTAACGTACTTTTCGCGGATAACCACCAGTGTGAGTTTATCGTTTTCAGTCCGCCAGTTAATCACACTTTCGGCTGGGTATAGCTTAACTTTTGGCTGATAGCCTAGCGCGTTTAATTGCTGTTTGCTTACCACGCCTTGATTGATAGGGTAATCTGCCAATAAACCACAACGACCTTTTTGCAATACTTCAATCACGGCTCGTTTGGCGTTTTGCGTAATCTCTTTTTTGTCGAAGTTATCCGCATTATCAATCATCGGGTATTTACTAAACACCATACCGACAAGTGATTGTATTGTCCTGCGTGTGACGTTGTAGTAGTTCGCTCGCTCTTTGTACGCTTCAAAACGTGCGCTACTAATCAATGGGTCTTCATAGCTTGGGCTTGGATTGGGCAGATAAGCAGACACATACGGCTCGCCTTTGTACGAGTTAGCACATAACGCCATAGCAGGTAACGCTTCTGCTAAATCGCTATGGATAATGTCAGGCTTAATAGTCATTATTTAAAATCCCATTCTCATTTTACGTCTTAACCGCGTAACTGGTTTAATAATTGGATATTTATAAGCGATAAAGTACCCTGCTGCGTCTATGCAATGGTCAATACCGCTAGACTTATCGGGCATACCAAACTTATCGTAAACTTGCTGCTCTAACGCGCCTGTCAACTCAGGGCATCTTAGCGGATTGACAAAATAACGCCTTTCACCTTGACTGTTTAATATAAGGCTGTTCATTGCGTTCAATCTATCTTTAATCGCTGGGTTTGTGCCATTGACATATAGCGTAAAACCATGTTGCCTTAAAATCGCATGGTCTGAAACGCTACTGTTTTTACTGCTTGTTGCTTGACCTGCGGCATCGGGGTAAATACAGATTTTATGGCTTGGATAACGCTCTTTGAGCAAAACCGCCATTGTTGGTGTATCTCTAACGCCCACTAACTCATCAACTGCATGAGGTAAGTTATCTCGTATCACATGGACAACAGCCGCCATTTTAAGCACGTTAAAGTCCATGCCAACGTGCAACACATCGCCATCTTGCACACTCTCAAAACTAGCATTTAGTTGTCTGTCGAAGTCGGGGTAAACTGCGCCGCTTGTAAGGTTGACAAACTCACCGTCTAAGTACGCTGATAACAGTTTAGGATTGTATGTCGCTCTTAGGCTGTCAATGTATGACTGCGGTATGTAAGGGTTTGACATGGTAGGCGCTTTGACTAACTGATAGTCACCACCACCATTTTTCACCCATCGGTCATAGCAAAATCTAAAGCCCTCGGGTGTCGTTCCAACTGCGGCTGTGTTTGGCAATCCGTCATTCTTAGGCTGCCTACAACGCGCGATAATCTTATTCCATGCGTTCTCAGCGTGTTCTTTCTTAAGGGTATCTAATTCATCGACTACCGCATCGGCAATCTCAAAACCCACGATACTATCGGGATTGTCCATTGACCGACAAATAATTTGCCCATAATTCTTGATTGTAAAAATCTTGTCTGATTTATTAAGGTCAAACTTTAGCCCTAATTCAGTAAGTAAATTAGAGATACGAGGAAAGGCGATTAGCTTTACAAGGTCGTGAGTTGGTGCAAAATAACCTTGATTGAGTTTCTTGTATTTTAGTTTTTGGATAATTGTGCGCTTGAATAATGCTTCACTTTTACCACTGTTATGATGAATACAACCATCAATAGACACATAGTTATTATTGTCTAAAACTTGCATATCATAATAAACATCAGTACCAATTTGTGTTATACTTATTATGTTGGTGGTTTTGATACTGGAGCAGTTATATGAGTAATCTTGAACAGCGTATTTGTGATTTGGCATCTCCAAATCTTTCTGTTGCTGACATTGTAAAGCAAGTTGGTTGTGATAGGTCTGTTGTCTATCGCTGTATCGAAAAATACAATTTAGTTTTGAAACAGCGCAAGAAATCAAGCCGCTCAAACGATTCACTAAAGTTAAAGATTTTAAGCCTAAACGATGGGACATTGACATCGAAAGAGATTGCTGCGCAGGTTGGCTGTGCGGCAAAGTACGTCCAAAGCGTTTTAAACTTTCATAACCAACCTCGACTTCCAAAAGGCGCTGTTCGTGGTGAAAGCAATCCTGCTTGGGTTTGTGGTCGCATAATTGACCATGACGGCTATGCTTCTGTTGTTGCGCCACTTGGTCACCCATACGCTCGCAAAGATGGTCGAATTGCTGAACATCGTTTAGTAATGGAGCAGAAACTAGGTCGCTATCTTGAGCCTTTAGAAGTTGTTGACCATATAGACGGGCTTCATCTGCATAACTGCCCATCAAATCTACGTGTGTTTGAAAGCAATGTTCATCATTTACGTGCGACGATTTCGGGATTAACGCCAAATTGGTCGCAAGAAGGTCGTGAGAAGCAATTTTTACCGACTGACCTACGGCTAAATGCTCCACGCATTGATACGTACCGTCAGAAGAAAGCAAACGGTGATGTCCGCTTGCAACAAATTCTCCTTGCTGCGTTACAACTCGGTATAGATTCGCCTTACCTTTTGGGAACGCACCACCACTTAGAGAAAGCTCAAATTGATTATTCTTCTCATTCCAAGCTACAACAAGCTCTGGATTCGTTATATCCTTAATCTTTTTGTAACCGTGTTGTGTGGCGATTAATGTATCGCCATGCACGCACCCAAAGCCGCCTACAAACAACGGATAAGTAGCTTCATGGAATACAAAGTCATCTTGTGGCTCTGTCAGTGTCAAGTCTAATTGCATTATTCATCAACTTTTCTACTTACTCGTACAATATTGATATTAATTTCTTTGTCATCGTCAAAGTCATTACCTTGCTCTGGCTTATCTCGCCAATTCTCTTTTTGTCTGTTCTTTAACCAAAAGATAGCTGCCACTGTATCTGGCGGATAATGCTTAATTGTCGGCACAACTAAAGGCGCGCCTTGATTGTTGAAAATCTTATCTTCTTTGTGCGAGTAACCTTTAGCACGATGGAATAGACTTTCTGCCACTTCTGCATCTGCGATTTCTTTACCCTTTTTTATGGACTCCAAGAATTCGGGATGAGTATTTTTCCAGTTGTTTATTGTTGACTCTGCCACATCAAACAAAAAGGCAAGTTTTGCATCATCAGCACCTAGCAAACAGTATTTATATGCTTGCTCTGCGTACTCTTTCTTATACTTTGTCGGCTGTCCTGCTTTTTTACTTGTAGGCGTAAGTTTCGCCATGCTTACGCTCCTTAAATAAAAAAGACTCACAGCCCATCGCTTAGACTGCGAGCCATAAAAAACCGCTTACAAGTTAATGCAAGCGGTTTAGATAGAAAACTATCACATAACCCAAACCAATACTAAGAGAGGATAAGGGCAGCGGTGATAGTGCTAATAAGATAGCCCCAAGACTTGTTATTCCCATAATGGGCAAGAACTTGGGGATATTTTAGGGGTTGCCCCGAGTAGTCCTACTGTACCGTCTAGCGGTAGGTCAGACCATTGCACGACCAATCATTTAGACACTTCTCGATTATGAATACTTTTATAACACGACTGTCTGCCAAAGTCAAGCTATTTAATCACGGCTTAAAACACCATCAATAAAACCCTCAGCCGTACATAATTTTTTATTAACATCATCTTTTGATATCCGCTTACCACCGTTTAAACTTGGGTCAATCACAAGTAAGGTAATAGCGATATCTCGTAGGCTTAAATTGCAAATATACTTTAGACAAATAATTTGCCATAGTAGCGTGTTTTTAGCCGCCAACCTTGTAACTGCCGTATCAACTAATAAGGCTTCATCGTCAGTAATGCTAAATCGTTGCGGCTTGCTTGTCTGCACGTTGTTTCGCATAATCATAAGCCATGATGAATAGCTGCCTAGCATATTGCTATCTGAACTTACCCATCTGCCCCACTGTACTAGCTTATCCATTATTTGCAATCCTCTAAGCGAAATTTGATATCAAAAACAGTTTTACCCAATGTGATTGTGTGGCTCACTCTGCTATCAAAATAAATCACGCACGGCTTACCATTAATCTTGATGTTATCGCTTTGCAGCGTTCCAACCACTTCGCCAGTCCTGCGACAAATCACCTTTTTAGGCTCGCTATATCCCATCATTACCCCCTAACACCCACTCATATTCGCTTGGAATTGGTAATTTAATCTGCTGTCTTTGGCAAAATGCGTCAATGTCTGTTAGATACTCGCTCATTTGCTTAACAGTTGCCTTGGTTGTACTCATTAACTTAGCCACACCTTGAGCAATATTTTCGTATTCCACTCCGTCAATAATGTTTCTAAGGTTGCCTACAGACTGCGCCATCTCTGCAAACTCCCTATCGTCACGCACATAGATAACCGATAGGAATTTTCGCTTAAATATCTTGTGCTGCTCATCTTTCGAGTTGCCAAAATAATTACTGATAGCAGTAAGCCATAGCCAGTAGAGTGAGTTTTGGTCTAGCGTCCTAAGCTCGTCATCGGTTAACAATTCCACCGTAACAACAACGTGCTTTTTGGTCTTTGGGTTCTCGGTGGCTTGCTTTACCATCTCAAAGACATACGCCATCATGTTTGCAACTATCTGCTCATTGATAATCTTAAAACGCTTCGAATTTTTCTTTGACATTCAAAATCCTGTTCGTGTTGTTTAGTTTTTCGTCAAACCATTTTTTGCTATCGGCTCGGCTCATTTGTTGGTATTGGTCAAACCATTGATGACAGCTATGGCAAAGCGGTATGGTGTATTTATCATCAGCCTTTTTACCCCTGCTTTTGCCGTGTTCGTAAAAATTAGAATGGGCAACCTGTATGGGTGATTTTCGACAGCGACAACAAACCAAACCGCGTAACGCTTCAAACCGTTGGGTTTTATTCATTGTCACCGCCTATACTTAGCAGCTCTAAACAACGCTCTAACGTATCCTTGGCTTCATTGATATCTTTTGCTTGGTCTTTAACGCCTCTTTGACCAGCGCACAGTAATTTTTTGATAGCGTGCTGCAAACATGGGTCAGTAACACCAAAGAGTTTTAAAACTGCATAAACATCAATAAAATCTAGTTGAGAAACATCTTTGAAATAGTGTCCGTGCTTGCGGTTTTGGTGGCGATAAGCAGCTAACTCATTCTCAAAATGTGGATTTTGCAAATGTCCGCATTTTAGGCACCTATCCCAAACAAGGCTAGTTTCTAACTCGCCGCCACATTTCTCGCATACAACCGCGTCATTTGTCATCATTTACCCCCTTACTGATTGAAAATCGTTTGACAAAGTTATGCCAAAACTCAAAATGAAAATCGCCTTGCATATAAAACTTAACCATCTCAAAGCCGCACCACTTGAATACATCATCAGCTTGCAAGAAGGCGGTTATGCCGTTTTCGTCTGTGTAGGTCATCACACACCACCGAATAAGTATTTTTTGATTTCGTCAATCGCGTGATTGGCACCAAAACACACAACAAATTTATAACCCTGTTCAGCTAATCGCACCGCTATTGCATTTTGACTTTCTGAAACATCGCTTGCCTTACCGCCTTTTTGCTTCATCTCGATAAACAAGCCGTGATATTCGCTGCGTGGTACGAAAAGGATTAAATCCGGGAATCCTGCCAGTGTCCCCATCTCCTTGAAATGCTTGCCTTCTCGCGCGTCACGTTTGCCACCGTTTGGGCTGTGGTGCAGTAAATCAGACACTTTGTAGTTACCGTATTTCTGCCATTTAGCCCACTTAATGACCTCTTTTTGCTCTTGTCTTTCGAGTTGTTTTGGCTTGGCTCTCGGTGCTTTGGTTGTGCCTTTATGACCGCCAATTTGTTTATCACTGATTATTTGCTTATTCATCATCAAACCCCATATCTCTGTCCTTATCGCATTTAACTATGTAGTAAAGCTCATAAGCGTCACTGACCGCTTTTATCGTTATCCATAGCACCGTTGGCACTATCAAACACCACATCATTTGCTGAGTCATCAAAACACCACCTTTATCACGATTGCCAAAACCAACCCAAAAACACCGCTATTGCTAAAAAATCGTACTTGCTCATTTTGCCACTCCATTTGCTCGTATTTGCGTTTTAAACCTTGCCTAGTATGTTTGCCTATCTTTGACCGTGAAATCAAAAATAGGCGTGTTTTTGTTAGTTCTAGCTATGCTCTTACCACCACATAGCTGTTATCTACGTCAATTGGCAAATCGCTATCACTTAAAATTTGATTGCCAAGTTCCACAATGCTATGCGTTAGCACCACATCATCACTCGCTGTCAAAAAGTCCATGCACTCATGCAGCACTTTGTTATCTCGGCTCTTAAAGTAAAACTTGAGTTTAAACTTGCGTGGCTTGTTAAAAATCCGCACTCGACCATCTCTAAAAAACCACTCACCTGCCATTGTCGTGTTTGCTAGGACTTCTTCGGCAGACTCAACACCACTGAGCATTAGCTTCATATAGCCGCTAAATGCGTCACCTTTGAGCGGCTTCATTTTTAGGTGTTTAGCAATTTCGGCTTGGTTGTTTGTGTTCATGCTGATAACTCCATTTCTTTAATCTCTTTCCAGCTTGCCAGTGCCACACACTTAACGCCCACGCGTGTTGTTGACCATACGCATCCCATCGGTAGCTGACCATTAAACACAAGCGCGTACCCTGCAAATGCGCGTTTCGGTGACGCCATCAAAACCACTTCGCCATTGTCGCCTTTAAATTCTTTAGCGATTTTCAAAATGTGGCAGCGCGTACCATTCATCGACCAGCCTTTAGTTTTAAAATCATGCCGCGTTTGCTCGCCTGTCGTTTTAGTGTTTTTCATGGATTGCCGCCTGTGCTTGATATTCTTGTTGTGATATTTGGTTGACCGTCAGTACGTTATGAGTAAAGCCATGCCCAAATTGCTGTTTAACTTCTTGCTCAACTAAGCCGTCAGTTAACGGCTTGTCATTGGCAATCAATAATTTTTCGACTTTGGTTTTTGGCTCTTTGCGGCTTGGGTAAAGTTTGGTTAAGTGGATAAGTAGTGAGTAGTAGGTCATTGTTATAACTCCATAACCACGCGGTTTTGCTGGCGGTGGCTCTCCCAGTCGCAGCGAATAATCACTAAACGCTCTTGCAATCGGTCAAATGCTCTATCGCCTAAAAACTCCTCAATCTGCTCAATCTGCATATTGCTAGTGATGATGGTAGGTAGTTTTTTATAGCGACCATCAATAATCTCACTTAGACGCTCTCTATCACGTTTCGCCCATTCAGAGTTACCGCTTGTGTCGTTCTCGCCCAAGTCATCAATAACTAGCAGCCCTTTGTAAGCAAAAGTCCTAATAAAATCTTCTTCTGTACTATCTCGGTCTTGTCTAGCAGTCCAGCAGCCTTGCGTGATTTGACTTGAGCGAATAAATCGCGCTGATGCAGTATTTTTATTTTTATAAGCAATGGCAAAAATTTCATTGATAACGCAGCCGCTAAGCATGGTCTTTCCTGTACCTGTGCCGCCAATAAAAATCACGTTTGGCAATGTTTTAAACTCGCCTTTTGCAAATTTGGTAGTATAGTCAGCTAAGAATTTAATGATTTTTTCTTGCCGTTCTGATGTGGCTTTAAAATCACTAAAGCGCGTGGCTTTTAAATGCTCTGGTAATTCAGCATTTCTATGGCTGGCTTTCCATTCTTGGTTAAATTCCCATTGTTGCTTTGCTTCAGCAATTTCATTTGAGCAAGTGAAGCATACCGCCTTTGATTGCCCACCTTCTTTTTGCTCGCTAGGTGTGACAACGCAGTTGAAAGTTACTTCACCGTGAATAGGACAATTCACCGTTTTTTTGGCTTTAAAGAATCTGAATTGCCCAAATCCGCACTCGTCTAAAATCTCAGTGTTGATAACGTCTAATTTTTCTAATTGGCTATTGATTAAAAGTTTGTTAGTCATGGCTTATTCCTTATGCGAAAAAATCTTCAAGTGATGTGGCGTTTGCAACTAATGGCTTGCGGTCAGCATTTTTCCAATTTTGATTAACAGCTAAAGGGTTGTTTGGCGTTGGTGCATTGGCTTTGATTAGCTGCTGGTCTAGTTGCTCATTTGACCTAACAACCAATTCAAGACGAACCTGTCCATTTGCTTTATGCCATTGGCTGTTAGCCACGTACGACATGGCTTGTTTAATCTGCTCTAAAGAGTAGCCATTTTCTAAGCGTGCATTGATGTTTGACTTTCGCTTTGCATCAAGTTTGATTTTTTGACCTGTTAGTGAGACCCAAGTGTCAAAAACTTCTTTGATTTCTAAATCACGTTTAGATGGTTTTTTAACTGGCTTTGGTTTTTCAACTAAGCGATTGATGAAAACATTAGAAATTTGCTGTTCGCTTATATATATATATTTCTTTATATATATTTCTTTATTATTGTCTTTATAAGAGTATCGGTTTTCGCTACTAGTAGCAGTGACGCTTTCCGCTACTACTCCGTTAACATTTCCGTTACTAGTATCGTTATCTGATACTGGTTTAGTGGTATCATTTTCCGATACTGGTTTGGTCTCTTTTATCTCTGCAACGGCATACCATAGAGGGCATTTTTTGTTAATGCTAAATACATTAACCTTCCCTGTTTCTTTAACAACATTAATAAGCCCGCTTGCAACGGCTTCATCAATATACTGATATGCTGTAGGCTTTCTCTTTGTGCCTAAAACGCGCATAAAAGTACCTGTAGGAATTGGCGCAGAGTCACTGCCAAAACCATCTGTATAACGAATGACGGTTAAAACTATCCACCCAGCGTTAGCACTGATTACTTGACCGACTAAACTATCAATTACGCTGTTTGGAGTTTTATGCCATTTGTCCATTAGTAGTCCTTTAGGGTTAAGCATTGTCATTGCGCCCCCTTATGATTTGTGTTAAATTACTACGTGTTTCATTCATGACTTAATACCTCTTGTTTGTTGAACACCGACCCACTCCGCTACGAGTGGGTTTTTTGCTTTATGACGCCAGTGATTTTGACCACATACACGAATCACCCTGCCGCCAACCCAAATCTTTTAAAACCTGCTTGAGCAAAGATTGATTATTAATATCGCTAAATGTGTGAATACTGATTTTGCTTTTAGCTGGGCTTAGGTGTTTTTGCGCTTTTTTATAGACTGACCGATAAGCCGCTGACTTTTGGCTAATATCAATCCGTGGCGGCATTGGTGGTGTTTTAATATCAACTTGCTTAATGCGTCTGACGTTAGATTCTTGACCGATTTTGACGCGCTCATGGCTGTAAATGGTTGCATCGACATAAACAGGCTCAACGGTGTAACCTTGTTTCTTTAAGTCCTTTTTTGCAACAAACATATACTGCTGTATCTGTATGCGCTGTGATGAGTCATAGTTGTCTAAGACAATCTCACCATCAGTTAGCAGCGTGTTAACAATTTCTTGCCTAGATACCTTTTTCATCACTCACCACTCCACACCATCGCGCCAAACCCCAATCGCGCTAATTCACTGTTAAACAAGTCATCTTCGGCTTGTAGTTCGCGTTCTTTTCGTGCCTTTTCGTCCGCTAACGGGCAGCATTTATCGCTTGTGTTATTGCAGTAATTGCACTCTGCACTCACAGGCTTTGCTTTTGGCAGTGTGTGATAGTTGTATGCTTGAGATAGTTTGTTCATGGTGTCACCTCATTTACACTGATAACATCAAAGTATGGCTGCTCGCCATTTCGCTGACTCGTGCCTTTTAGCTCTAATTCAACTTGATACCAAACATACCCAGCAATTATTTCTGAATTGAAAATTGCAGCACTTATCATTTCTTTGTAGTCTTCAAGGTCATCAAAAAACACAGGCTCGCTAACTGAAATTAAAGTTAAATTTTCGTTATACGAATCTGCTGTAAAATCGTCATGCATTACTGCGACTGTAATTTTCATCACGCTACCCCTTCGCTGATTAGCTGCTCATCAATCAATACCGCTTCAGCGATATCAAAATCATGCTCAGGGCATACGGTTTTTAGATAATCTAAAATTGTTTCAGCGACAGCCAATTCATGAACCGTATCGCCTTCATTGGGCTGTACTGGCTCGCCATTCATAACTAAAAAGTAAAATTTGCTCATGCTGTCACCTCATTGCTGCTGATTTTATGGGTAAGTAATGCGCGGTTTTTGCTGAAAATTTGAGCCAATCGCGCCAGTCCTTTTTGCGTCACTTTGGTTTGTGAGCGTGCCACCGCTTCACCAGTGTTATAGGTAACAACACTGACAAGTTCTAAATAGCCCTGCTCTTTTCGGTGTGCGTGTGGCAATAATTTGCCATCTGTGCGATTGCCTTCGCGGTATGCCCAGTCGTTATCTAAAAGCCATTGAATGAATTTCTTTTCAGGTACTTTTAACTCACCACTAGCCACACGAATTGATACGCTGCCTTTTGCACCGCTTAGGATTTCGTAGGCGTCTGCTTTTGGTTGTAGTTGTTCGACTTTATTTTCTAAGGCGATGCGCTCGCGCTCTGCTTGCATGGCTAATTCAATTAATTCCATGCGCGATAGTTCTTTTGGCTTGCGAAGTTCTTGCCAGTGTTGAACCATGCGAAGGCGCAAAGTTGGGTTATAGCCAGTCACTAGGTTTATACTCAGATTTTCATTGAGTAGAATCTCGCTTGTATAACCCCTTTCATCTGTAAGTATTTGATAATATTCATGGTTCAAAAGTGAGCCATCTAAACTATCCAACATATTGCGAATATCACGGATGACATTCTTATGTTCTTTTTCGCACAAAGTAGCGATTTCTCGGCTACTCATCGTTTTAACTTCTGATTGTAAAATTGGTAAATTCATAGTAGAATTACTCCGTTGATTACTGTTTTGTTTAAGCCCCTATTGGTTGCACCCTTTAGGGGTTTTGCTTTATGCGCTTTCCGTTAAAAAAAAGTCACATAAACCGTGATAACTCAAACGCCCATTACTTGCCTGCGCCATTTTCATTAGTCGGTCAAGTGGTGGGGTTTTGCGTTTATGGATAAGATGCGTTTCAATGTAATCAGCCTTTAAGTCGCAACGTTGTGCAAAACTTTCCTTCTGATTGTCATCAAGACTGCGCCAGTAATTGTATAAATTGCTCATCATTACCTCTCGTTAAGTGATAATAAATATAATACCTTATGGGT